CTTTTTATACTTTTTATTTATTTTTATATTCAGGTTACTCAGCTTCCAAGTCGCCAAACCGTGGAAGCCTCATAACGTTATGTTTTATATTACCATGATAACCCACTCCAGATGGTAGCTACAATGTGTTGGTTTTGCATGTTGGTACGGGGCCTAGTTAACCCTCAAGCTATCTTACATTAGACGAAAAATTCTCTCGAATTTCCCCTCTAACACAAGACGGCTTGAGGATTAACTTACCCTAATCCTCCCACTCACATTGTTGCCAACCGTTGGATCCCTAGTTCCTCTTCAGGCGTTCAGGATTTATTCCAAATCAACCGGTTTAAGGCTAACAATCCATATAGTGACTTATTTTTATTTATTTTTATTTATTTATTTATTTTTAAGTTTACAATATATATATATACATGTTATGTGTGCATTGCTAGATGTTTCCCTATTAGATTTTAATTTTTGATTCAATAGGGTCGGGTGCAAGTGACAGTTCTTCGAGTAGTTGTTCTCGAGTCTTGGCTTTAAACTTGTACCCTGCGTCAACTAATTTATAGTAGTATCGCATTAGGACTGGACTAAGGCTGTCTGCTATCTTGTCTAGGTTAACCTCAGGTGGTGGTTTAGTTATCCTAGAACTAGTAAATGTTCCTGAAAATGTACCCCTCTGCATTAATATGTACGCTACAGAGGCCGTGCTAAATACATTACTTGTTCCATTGGTCCAATTTATGGAACAAGGGACCGTTAAGCCAGATGTTTTGATGATGACTATGTTCATACAAAATGCGTCACCATCTCCCCAAGTACCTGCGTTTGATGTAGTCACTCCTGTTCCGGTGACTGTTATGCTTGGCGTTGTTCCTCCACTTGTTACTGGTATCATTACTTTGAGTGTGAAAACTCCTGGCAAGTAAAATAAAGTGGCTGATCCAACTGTCGTTGGAGGGATGAGTCCATAAATTGGGTTACATAAAGCTCCCTCCATATTAGTTATTTTAGTATTCACCAAACGACTTTCAGCTGTACTGGTTAAGGTAAAATCAATTATTCCATAGTCAGGAACAAATTCATTAACTGGATTTATAAAGGTGATCGAATAATCCATCTTTAAAGTTCCTGCTACTTTGGTTGTGTTTATTGGTGCATACACGTAAACTAGTATTACTCCAGCCATAGATAGTCTATTTGAGGATGAAGTGGTAGTGTTATTATTATTACTAGTTTTATCACTGGTCTGTGTACAAAACAACCAACTTGTCTGAGGTTTGGTAACTTTAAATGAGTTCGGTGTCCAATAAGCTGTTGTCATTTTCCATTGATGATCAGATATAGCTTGTAATTGTTCAGTTGATCCGAGCAATATTTGATCTCCAGGGTCAGTGTCATAGACAACAACAAAATTTCCCTCAGTACTGGTGGAAGATGCTGGTTCGTATCTTACACCTAAATAATTGAATTTGAATTTCTCATACATCTGTGACTCGAAATACATTCTACCTCCTGGTTGAATGAGTGCAGGCGAGAGGTAGTATGCAGCCTTTAACAGACCGGGCGTGTCTGTTGACGCGAACGTTAGTTGGTCCAATATTAATGTCCCTGAATGGGTCAAATGGGTTGTATTGGACAACATCTCCTTATTGTTGGTTTTTACCGTCATGTTCACAGGAGCCGTCACGACCTCCATTTTCGAGTTCTTAACGTAACTTTTCTTCTTTGGAGGATTTTGCTTCTTTGTGTTTTTGCTTTGATTCTTCTTCGGGTTTGGCGTTCCCTTAGAAGATTTCGATCCGGTTTTCTTTCCCATCTCTACGTCTTGACCACGTGCTACCGTGGTCTCATCAGGGCCCTGGTAGAGCCTACTCAATCCAACTGCTGACGCCATGATTGTGCTCTTCCATCCTTTGAGAAACATCTTATTAAAGAATTTCCAATCAGCATCCGAGAGGTTTTCGCCTCTAGCGTATGCACGATCGTGCTCTTTACATATTTGATCATCCTCATCTACGACTGGACCATCGGATTCTACAGAGGATTGATATTTCCCATCAGACCAACCAGGGCCGCACCAATTTCCATGAAACCTTAAAGATTTCGGTAATATATTAAACATTGCTTTGGTGGTGAGTAGTTCTGGAAACCTAACTGCTAGATCTTCTATTGCATAAGCTGTCATTGTTGAATTCCAATTCCAGAACATATGCATCAGCATGGCTTCTTTAAAAGTTGGGAAGTATGTTGGTAAAACATACCCATGAAATATGATAGATGATATAGCTCCAGCGATAGCAGCAAAAGGGGCAACTCCTACTGGTATTGTTAATAATTTATTCAGTGCCTCCAATACTGCATAAGTGGTAGAAGGGTTCACATAAGGTTGGACATTGATAGGCAGTTGAGGTCTAAGCCATTCAACGCAATTTAAATACCAAGGCCACCGTTTAAACATTTCTTCCACTACTGGGTGAAATATATCCGTAAAAAATATAGATCTCCACATGGGTCCCATTATAGCCATCTTTGCTACACAAAGTTGCTTTGTAATTGTGCAATAGTTGAGAGTTTTCTTGAACTTTTCCTTAATTTCACTTAAAGTGTTGTTTTTAGTGTTGCTTGTTTCTGGTGCAATAAGGAAAGTTTCTCGAGGAATTTTAGGTTCATCCTCAGCCTCTACGCCGTCGATTTGAGCGATATGATCAAATAAAGGGTGATCTATCATGCTTTTCCAAGGTAGGTTTCTAACATAATTTTCCATTTCATCTACCTTATCTTTCGTTAATCCATAAATATTAAACATGTATTCGTACGTCTCTTTGTTCACATGATGGATTCGTTCCCCTTTAATTTTAAAATCAAGTTCTCTTATCTCTACGTCTTTTTCATTTTTAAACTCAACTAAAGCTCTACTGACAATAATTCGTAATATTGGCACATGGTTGCAAGTAAACCACAGACCTTTGACCAATGCTTTGAAGTACTCTGCGTCTGTATGTTTTGTCATATCATTTATTTTTCTCCAGAGTGTCTTTGCTAAAACCCTACCTATTTTAGGTCCCCACACATAATTACCTACATTGTCTGCTGGCCAAAATCTGCCAGAGCAATATTCCATTGTTTCCCAGCTCACTTCTTTGATCTTAGGTAATAATCCAAATTGTTTCAATCCATCTTCTAACCTTTTAGTATCAAATTTGGTTCCCGGTTTTAGCTTTATGCACATTGCATTGTCGTCTCCCAATAGTACGGCACGGTAGTCAGTAGCTCGCCCGTATCCCATCTTGTCTAACACATAATGGTGACAGTTGGCATTGACGATTGTGTTTCCAACTGATGTGTGACCTTCACCAGATTTAAACTTGCCTGGTGAAGCGTATTTAACCCCATGGTGTGTGATTCCCTTCGTATGAGTTGTCATCATAATGCATCTAATTATGTCATATTTCTTATAATTAGGCTCGATGAACTTACAAATGTACTCAGCTTGGAAATCAATCATTATGTCCTCTTGTGAGGAATCAAATCCTGAAAAGTCGTCTTCTATCAAAATGTAGTGGTCTCCAGCCCATTCTTTAGTGTCTTTAAACCATTGTCCCAAATCTTCTGCCGTGGCTCCGCAAGAATAATATATTTGGTGTTCAGGTTGTGGGCATAAATTTTTAATTGGAAACTTACATTTGTGCTCAGGATGCCAATACTTCGCAAATTTCTTTGTTAGGACCCATGTAAAAGGGCCAGTCAAGTATTGGACTATGGGGTGCCTAGCGTGAATCATTCTAGGCGAAAAATCAACAGCGTCTACGTTGCTTTTAAGTAGAGGCTCAAATTTGGTAAATCCCTCGGAGTTTTCTATATCCTTCCATCTAAAAGCTCCCATGTCGTATAGCTGTTTGGCTACTAAAATGGATGTTTGTCGAGCTTTAGGGAACCTACTCAACCATACACAAAATGCTGGTTCTTTCAATGGTTTAGGTTCAAAGTAAAAAGGATATGTCTCATATTCCGCATGCATGTCCATAACGTTTTGTTGAATGGTTTCAATATCAATGTTTGGAGCGTTAGTACACCTGTTCCTCAAAGCCACTACCTCATTGTGTTGACATGATCTTGGGTAAGTGGGCGGGTATTTCCTCAAAGCAAAACCTAACAAATAAGCTGCTAGTTTAGGTTTGCATTCTGGTTTGTCTTCTAAAACTTTGAGTTCACCCTTTGGATGCATTGGTTTGAGTGGTGTCTCTTTACAACAAATATCGGCTACTGCCACCGTAGGTTGCCACAACCGTCTGATCAAAAACACATATAACCCACCTAGCCATCTTTTAATTGTTGTAGAGTATGTTAAGA